ATTCGTGTGCTTATTATCAGACTTTTGGGTTGTAGAATGCTGAGCTTCTTTGCGCTTTGCGTTACTTTGCAGTATCAGCGAAGACAAAATAAAAAGCCGCTTCAGCGGCAATAGACTTCTCCCAGATTCTTCATAAGTTTCGTAATCTTTAATGTGTAGTTGGGGTAGTAAAAAACCATATATTTTAGTATTTTTTCATAAGCCCTTCAACCGCCATATCCCTTGGAAACACTGGATTTATTCTATTTTTCTATGATTAAATTTTGGTGGAGGCGGCTCGTACCATGTCATAAGCACAGTAGCAAGAACCTACTGATTATTTCAGCATCCCAAGCCTATCCAGCACCACTGCCGCCTGCTCCCTGGTCAGCTGCCCCTGCGGGTTACTCCCGTCGAACACGCCGGCGGCAACGGCCTTGGCCCAACTATTCTTCGCCCATGCACTGGCCGCAGGCCCGGCACTCTGCGCCGGCAGCTTCAGACCCAGGTAATCGGCTATGCCGGCGGCAATGGCCCCAGCCACCAGGGCCTGGAACGTGGACAGCATCAGCAGCGCCTCTTCGGCCGGGTTGGATATAAACGCAATCTCTACCAGGCAAGCCGGCATATTGGTCTGCCGCAGCACCGCAAAATTACCGGCCTTAATACCTCGGTCTGGCAGTGCTGTTGCTGCGATAAGCTTAGTATGGATAGCCTTGGATAGCATGGTGCCCTTAATGCTGCCCAAATAGTAAAATGTTTCCGTACCTGCAGCGCTGACATGCATTGAAGAATTGCAATGAATACTGACAAACACATCAGCGCTCCAAGTGTTAGCCGCGTTGGCCCTAGCGGTCAGGTCTATGCTTTCGATAGCTCCCAGGGCAGTGTCGGTATACCTGGTCATTTGCACATCAGCCACCGGCGCAAGAATTCCGGTCACCAGCTTGGCCACCGATAAGTTAACATCTGCCTCGTGTAGGCCATTATTGCCCAGGGCGCCGGGATCATTCCCACCGTGTCCTGGGTCCAGCATTACTTTGGTCATTACATATCCTCCTTGGTAGCGGCCATCAAGCTTGCGCTGTCCTCGCCGGTAACACCCCGGCTTGCAATAGATGTCAGCAGCGACAGGATAGTAGCCAGTGCAACCATGGAGCCAACCGTCACCCAGTTGATATCCTTTAGCACAGTAACCGCACCAATCCCGGCTATCGCAGTCTGCGCCGCCGTCTTAACCGCCCGTTCCAGGGCATCAAGCCAAAACTTTTTCATTTTGTATCACCCCGCTATCATCAATTTATCCTCAAGCAACTTTCTAATATATTTCAGTTCTGTGGTCATTTCCGCCAGGTTACCCTCAATTTTCAGCGCATCTAGCTTATCCAGACGGTTATAGATTTCTTTAGTCTGTTGGCCGCGCCGCTCAACGATGATCGCAATATCCTGTAGTTTTTTTTCATGCTCACTAACCCGCGATTCAAGAACCTCCACTTTTGACTTGATGATGGCCCAGGCAGACACAAAGCTGACTAAAGCCGCCGCTATAGCAATAATGTTTTGTTCGATTAGTCCGCCCAATTAATTCCACCCCTTCCGCGAGCAGGAGCCGCCCGAAGGCGGCCCCTTGCTTAGATGCCAATCTTAGCCAGTTCGTCCAGCACAGCTTGTTTTTGCCGGGGGCTTAGCCCCTCGACACGCTTGCCATCACGCCGGTTACCTTCAACATAGACCTCACCCGCGCCGTAATCGATGACGTTGTAGCCAGCAATCTGCGGGTACCCGCCTTTTGCTTCGCCATCCCACTCAACCACGTTGGTGCCATTCGCCGCGTACTCTTTGGCAATGCGTTCCAGTTCGTGGCAATGCAAAATTCCCGCTTTGTCTCTGTAACAATAGACCATTTTTACATACCTCCTAAGTTTTTTTGGGCAACAAAAAAACCGCCGAAGCGGTTTAATCGACAGGCTTTACCTCCCATGTGTCGAATAATGGCAATTGTTCGGATTGCTTTTATTTAACCGAAGGGAGGTGAACAAATATGACTGAAAATCTTATTGAAGTTAAATGCGTTCATTGTGGTAGTTGGCTAAAGTCACCATTTTATTTTGGTGACTTTGAATCGTTTAACAGTAGCGGACTAACTGGAAATACAACAAACTGCCAGCGTTGCAACAGTTCTACCCCCTGCGACAAAGAGTATATGCGTTTTACTGACGCATCCGGAAATGTACTATATGTTGGCGCTAAAACTATTTAACTCTTAACAATATTGCAGTCTTTGATAGTCACGTTTTTACCGGCTACAAAGACTGCAACATCTTGCGTCACCGTAATCGTTGCGTTTTCCAACCTGCCGCCGTCATGTAAGTAAACAGGATAGTCCATAACCAACCCTCCTTAAACTTTCTTCCAACTCGCCGGGCTCGTTGCCACGTTCGGCGGCGAGCTGCTATTGGTGATGTTACGCGACGCCATGTACAGGTCAATGCTGCCTGTATCCGGGTTGATAAAATAAACATATTCTGCACTGTCATAGCTTTCGCCTGGCTTATAGCGCCGGTGCATCAGCGGGATTTCTTTGCGCATTGAATCGGTAATTGAACTGTTCAGCGCAAGGAGCAGTTCAATAGTTCGCTTTTGCTGTTTTGATGATAAGTCCGTTAATTGCGCCTGGTCCATTTATATCACTCCTTAAATTTAAGTTACACCCACCCGATTGCTCCAATCGGGAGCATACAGATACTGTGACTGCGTATTTCCTGACTCCAGCAGCGCCCCGCCGTTGATGACATTGCTGGTGGTCTCGCTAAACCGACAGGCGGTTATATGCCACCTGACTGTTGACGCAGGTGTTGTTTGATTGATGTTTGGTATGGTTGCGGCAGTTTTAAATACTGTTTTATCCAGTACTATTTCAGAATTAGTATCCGCTGTAGCAATTGAAATGTTGTTTGCAGTGCTAGCTGCTGTAATTGTGCATCCATCCAGCACCATCCTTAATCCAGTGTTGTTTGAGGGTACATTTATACTTGCAGCGCTACCGGTGGAGCTTAAGACGCAATTTGTGCAAAACATACTTGGGTTCGTCCCTGTAATGCTAATCAAATTACCATTTGTTGATTCAACATAACAGCCATATAGCAAGTTATTTGCTGCACCATTAATTGCACTAATAACGGCAGCTTGATAATTTCTGATATAGCAACCAATAAATCTATTATGCGTAATGGTGTTAGCTTGCAAATATACTGCATAACCTGAGTATGACTGGATATAACAACCAATAAACATATTGTTTGTAACACTTGATAGCATATTAATACCATATGTCGAGTTTCCAGATTGCATATAACCTATAAAGCAACTCACAAAACGATTATGTGAAGCAGTTGTTAGCTGTACCCCAAGCGCACTTGTGTTGAAATTTATATAGCAGCTGTTAAATACATTATAGTTAGCATTATTTATCATAACGCCAGCGCCTCCGACTATAGCGCAATGATTAAATATGTTATTATTAGCTGTACCTGTAAGGCTGATGCCATAATTAGATGTAACAGACACGCTGGAATTTATTTGGCAATAGCTAAAAACATTCCATGTCGAACCGTTCATGTAAATTGATATACCAGCAACACTATAAAGTACAAGTCCGGTCACATTAAGTCTAACCGAAGGTCCAATATACATAAAATGCTGCCCCTGGGTTGACATGGTTGGAATGTGGCAATTGCCAAAATCAAGATAACAAACTGCTCTGCGTGAATTTACAGCACTGATGTACATAGCGTAATTACTGCCACTGAAATTGTTAACTTCGACCCCCATTGTGCCGGTTATAATCAGCTTCATTGACATTGCCGTGCCGGTGCCAAAGAAGTCGTTGACAATATTGGCGATTGCCGTCGAATCTGCCGTCCCCGTGCACTGGTAGACAAATGTCAGCTGCGCCCCTCCGCCAGTCTGGTCCACCCAGCCCGTGTCAAAGTCCACGTCCGACAGCTTGGCCAGCACCTGGCCGGCCAGCCCGCCAATAGCCACCCCGGGCCCTGGCAGCCCGTCTGCACCCGGCAATCCATCTGCCCCCGGAGGTCCCTGCGCACCTGGAGCCCCGTCCTGGCCGTCTCTGCCAGGCGGCCCCTGCGGCCCTGGATCACCGTCTGCGCCAGACGGTCCAGGCTCACCCTGTGCGCCAGGAGGACCATCCTGCCCAGGCGGTCCCATTGGTCCCGGCGGCCCTGGAGTACCGGCACCTGCTCCTCCAAGCTCCACAACTACCTCTATCGGCGGCGGAAGCTCTACCAATATGTCCCTCATCACCATGTCACCTCCGGCTGCAGGATAAAGTCAGCTACGCCCAGGATTGTCCGGACCGTGCCGTCTGCCCGTCGCCATTCCACGTCGTACTTGTACGTGCCGAACGGCAGCGAGCTGGTTTCCCCGGCCTCAACGACAAACACCGCCCGGCCGGCGGTGTTAAAATCGGTGACTATTTTCTGCAGCACGTATGGCTTAGCTGCGGGGTTGCCTTTGACTGTAAACGTCAACGTGTCGCCGGGGCCGAAGGGGATGTCCTTGACAGCGACGGAAAAACCCCATGTATCGCCGCGTATCATCTGGAGGATCATCTATGTCACTCCAAGCATGTTATCTACGGTTGTCTGCAACACCGTCAGTCTATCCGGCTTGGGAGGATCAGGCAGGCACGGTTCAAGTGTTGCGTCATATACAACAGTTCCATCCTCAATGTGGTGCTGCCGCCCGGCGAGCCGGTTAAATCGCTCCCACTCATCGGCCATGACGCGGACCGTATCGCCTTCGCCTCCTGTGTGGTAGTTGCATAGGCGGCCTGCGCTGTTGTATTCGGGGATTACATCGTAGTATTCGGGGGGATCTGGCATTATATTTAGCATGCTTATCACCTCTTAATCAATTATTTGGTTAAACCAATTTGCGAAATCCGGCGCATATAAATAATCGCTTTGGGCATTGCCACTCATGCCTACAACTTGGCCGCCGTTAAGCATTAGCATCGGTCCAGCAAAGCTGTTGCCGTGCAGGTGCCATGATATAGTGTAGGAGGGAGAGCCTTGGTAAATATCATTACCGGAGCCTCTTATGTGACAATTTATTATTTTGCACTTTGCGGTTTTGTCTGATGTATTAGATACTATGCCGTCATGGCTTGCGCTTATGATTTTACACTTGTCAAATAGCAAAGTGGCAGTAAACGGATTATTTATTTGTATTGCATCATCGTTGCTGGATATTATACCACAATTGATATATTTGATATTTTTCACTTGACCAGACGACGTAAGCGTTGCTCCGGAGTATTCTATTGCATTTATGATACAATTAATAAATTCAACCGATGAGGCATTAATATCACATGCCACTCCTTCGGCATTAATATTACAGTTTAAAAATTTATTATTATCCCCATAATAGGAGACAATAGCGCCGCCATAACTTTCGGTAGACGTTATATTGCAATTATTAAATACATTGCCGCCGTAATAGTATAGAGTTATCGGTTGATTTTTTGCGATAAAATTACAATTATTTGCAACTATATTACCGCTTGGGTATTCCCCGAGAGGAAAGACCGGCGAGCCGCTCATATCGTACAGCGGACTAACCGATAATGCGCTATACTCGCCAGTTACATTCAATCCAAATACAACCAATTTAGCGTAAGTATTGCGCATTACCAAAAAATTTTCACATTCCGGTATGCTGCAATCCGAAAAATCAAGATAAGCCGTTGCTCCTCGGTCATTGGCGGCGTCAATCAACACAGCTATATTACCGAAGTTTTCATCATACGAATATTCAACCCCCATCGTCCCGGTAATAATCAGTTTCATTGACATGGCTGTGCTAGCGTTAAAAAAATCATTCAAAATCCCCGCAATCGCAGTCGAATCAGCCGTCCCGGTGCACTGATACACAAACGAAAGCTGAGGTCCGCCACCGCCAACCGGCGCCGGATTAAATCGCGACATAACTTATACCCTCCCCGCTCACCGACGCATCAATCCATACCTGATTTGCATTGCTAACGGCAAATGTCATGCTGTCCCGCGCCCCCAGCTCCACACCGTAGACCACCGACGACACGTCGCTGCCGCCGGCGTAGATGTAGCCGGTATTTGTGCGCAGCGCAATGACCGTTACCTCCCGGCATGGGACATTCGGCAGCTGCACCCGGCCGCCTGCCATAGTAACGGTTAGCGTAGCAGCCTTGGCAAGAGGCCCGCTGGCTATATGCCGGGATGCCCCGGCCTCGCCCTGCAACACCTCGTAGTCGTCGGCCGCAGGATTAAAATACTGCGGGACCGGCCGGCCATCAGCGTCGGTCTTAATCCGTCGCGTGTTAAATGGCATCGTTTGTCACTCCCAGCATTGCCGATATAGTTTTGGTATTCGTGTCGACGTTAGTCCGCAGCTGCTCCACCGCTTCTAGCGTGACTACCCCCGGATGCGTCGGCTGTTCTGGTAGCTCTACCGCCTCTCCCGGCTCCACCGGTACCGGCTCGCTGAACTCCTTGCCGTCGTAGTCCCAGCCTTCTTGCACCTCTGGCCGGTCGGTGATGTCGACCAGTACGATCGGATTACCATCCTGGTCCGGTGGCCAGTCCGGGATTGCCTCGGCCTCGAAGATCCAGTGTGCCTTGTTGTGCAGAATTTGTGCTATTCGCATGTGATCAGCTCCTTTACCATTCGATGATTACAAGTCCGGGGCCGCCCGCTGCTCCTGATCTGTAGTTGCCACCACCAGCGCCACCAGCACCAACGGTAATGGCGATGTTTGATCCAGCTGTAACATTGTATCGCTGCTTAAATATGGCTGCACCTCCGCCGCCTCCGCCAGCAAGGTTATAGCCCCCCATGCCACCGGTAATATAATAAGGCCTACTGCCACCACCGCCACCAAAAGTGCCACCGCCTAGGTCAGACGCCTGGCCATCCCAAAACAGAGACGTACCACCCGACACTAAATATGCGGCACCTCCGTAGCCAGCACCGCCGCCGCCAAGAGATCCGCCGCCGCCCGCGCTGGATCCTCCAAAACCAGTAATGCCCTTGCTGGCAGCAACATTGGTCCCGCCACCAGCCCCGCCACCAGACCCGCCTGATGTTCCACCAGCACCACTTGCATCGCCTCCGCCACCTCCAGACAGTGATATAAGCCCAGCAATCACAGTAGTTCCCCCAGAATATCCTGATGCGGCTGTTTCTGCATTGTTTGCCCCAGACGCCCCGCCACCGCCACCGCCCCCGCCGCAAGCAGTGACCAGTATCTGCGTCACCCCGACCGGCACAGTAAAGGTACCGCTGCTCAAAAACCACGTCTGCCGGATGCCGGAGGCGACGCTGATCGGTGCGTTGAGGTTGTCCAGCTTCGCCGCCCGCGCAGCTGTGTAGTCAGCGTTGCTCACCGCTGTTGCAGCAGCTGCACGGCTGCTGACCGTTGCGTCCAGGTTGTCCAACTTTGCGGCCCGTGTGGCTGTGTAATCTGCTGCAGCGGCTCTGCTGCTGACCGTAGTGTCAATGTAACCGGCCCGCGTGGTCGTCCAGCTGCCGGTGAACATGCTGACGATGTACTTAATCAAACCAAACAATGTCGTTCCAGCGTTATTTGCCGTGTCGGTGCTGACGCCGATGCGATTCATTACATTCGTAACATTTGTATTTGCCGTTGATGTGTTTGTGTTTATCGTGTCAATACCGTCCAACTTACCTGCTCTTGTAGTGGTCCAGCTGCCGGTGAACATGCTGACGATGTAACGAATCAGGCTGAATGTAGTAGAGCCCCCACTATTGGCTATATCAGTGGGAGCTCCGATATTTTTGTTAATATTGTCTTGCGTTGGTTTATCCGCAATATATATCCGGTCTCCTGCAGCCAATTATGCCACCTCCTCCAAAAATACTATGCCATTTGCAATGCCCCAGGCGTACCGCAAACCGGTTACCGTGTCTGTGATATAAGCATCTCCTCCGCCACTGCCGGCAGCGAAAACAGTTTTCAGACTAGCGATTAGTGCAGGTATGTCGCTGTCATTTGCCACCAGCCCAGCCTGGTCTACAATGGCAGCAAGGGCATACACCATGGCGGATACCTGGTAAAACAGCTTATTGTGCAGCTGGCTGCTTGCTATGCCGCTTTGCAGGCCATTCTGCCGCTGAGCGTTATTTTGGTAGTCGACATCAGTCATCATGTTATTGTGTGTTGGGTTAAAAACAAAGAAATTATTCAAATCCATTCCCCCAAATCATAGCCTTTTATGATGCTACTATTTAAGTCATAACCAAATACAAAACTGTCCGGAAAGCTGTAATTTACCCGTACCCCTTGAGGCTTGGGCGCCGTGTAACCGCGGGCGATTAACTCCTGCTCCAGTTGCGTTTCCACGCCCGCTACAATCATTTCTATGCTCATATCCTGGTTGTCCTTAATTATCAGGATGTAGTCAGGAAAAACAGTCGCCCATAGGGCTGGGATAGATGCCATTGTACCATCCCAAACATTTTTGACGATTCTGGCCCGAATTAACGTTAGAAAAACTCTATCATCCAATACTGGGCTGGAGCCATCTGCGGGTTGAAAATCCAGCCGTCTACTGACACCAACATATTCGCCTATGATGTCCAGTTGGGCGCCCACTGCGGTACCTACAGATTCATAACCACTAGATACCATATGTTCGCTTAAAAATGTCGTAACAGCCCGCACGACGGTATTATCTATGCTAAATGCTCTGCCAAAGCTATCTAGCAGCTCGTCGCAATTAATGCCCAGGCGCAGCGCAACAGACAGCCATTCAGTAAAATTTGGACGATTGAAATGTTCGGAGGGAACCAGCCGAATGTAATGATCTATGTCCATGCCAAGCCCTCCTTACACGTACTGGATAGTGACGTTTGCAGTATCACCCTGAACCGCCTGGTTAAATAGTACTGCTATATCATTTACGCTAGGCAGGTTTCCGGCCGCGCCTGCTAGTACCTGCGTGATACTAAATGCCGGCTGCTGCTGGCTGGGGTTGGCTGCTTGAGCGGCGCCCCACACGGCTGATACTGAAAGATTGTCACCAATTCGAACGCTATTGACATAGTCAGCTACATTTTGTTGTATAACTGATTCCAGCGCCGTGGTGTAGTTAGTCAGTTGCCGTATTGATACGATTACACTTATAGGGACATACTGCGGTCGCCAAAAATTGATTGTTATTGGCTGCTCGTATACGTCGTAAATTGTAGTTGATACATCGCCATAGGTGCCGCAGCCCGGCCCCTTGTGTAGATATATAGCAGTTGCAATATCTGTGTTATTGCCGTTTTCGACAATCATAGCAATGCTGTGTGGTGGCACTGTGTTTGCATCGGTAATGCTTGTGTCGTTCTCGTACCCGCGCACACGTGTAACTCCAATTACCTCCATTACGGCGGCCATGGTACCTTCAAAGACTGTTCGAGATGGCCGGGCAGTGGATACCTTTTGGCGTCCACGGAGGTCAACATCAGATTCGATATTACTGCCTACATAAAACGGATAGTCCGGCCCGGTTATGGTGTCGGCGCTTTCCCACCCCAATGTTGGCGTATCAATAGTAAGTGGAGCAGCCAGCACTAGCGGCCCGGGTTGCTGTGCCGTTACGTATGTAGTCGCCTGGCCATTTGTCCCCAAGGTTATACTTACTGGTAAGTTCCATCTGTTGCCATTAACTCCACGGATAGCGCCGTTATTTATGGCCGTGCCCGGGGTGCCAATTAGCCTAACCGCAAACCGGCTATAAGTTGCAATCTTACGCCTAATACCATTGATAAGCACTAGTCCATCCAGAGCGGCGCCAATAGCCGACGCGGGTGAACGGTTATTGTAAACCAATTGAGCAGTTAAGAGCGTATCATAAATTTTATCGCTAACAATGCTGATATATTCGTAGTCCTGGGAATCGTTGCCTAAATAGATATCCTGCCCAAAAATGCGCTGCGCCTCGGACACGAAAAAATCCCGGATATCGGGATAGGTTGGAATGTGCAGTCCGGCCGCATCTATGAATGGCGCAAAATAGGCCATCTAATATACCACCTCCACCCTGCCGCCGCCGTAAGGTGTGTCAATTGTACAAGTTATTTTTAATGCCCGTTTAATGCTGTCAAAACTGCTTTGGTAATCTTTAATTGCTATAACCTCCGGGGTTTCAGCAATGCGAGATTGCACTATTAAGTCAATACCCTGCTTATTGTCTGGCGTATAGCGGGCGCCAAGTATGTGCTGAAATAATGGCAGCCCATCACTGATATCCTCCCACCATTCACCGAGCAGCAGCAGTAGTCGTGTTTTTACTGCCTGGCCTACCGCATCAGCGCCACTGGTATATTCGTCCCGACCGTGGCCAAAGGAATAATCACCTCTAGATGTTAGCCGTCTGTATCTCATTTGACGCACTTCCTTACGGTTTAAGCTGTGTTAGTGATGCAGTCCAGCCAACTATGGACACATTACCATCTGGACTATTGGGTGCACTTATGCTGATAGTTTTATTGGCGCTTATGCTTATGTTGTCTGCGCTTAGGCTTATAGCATCCTTTTCAATTACCGCCTTAGCAGTGCCGTTTTCGGCCCTGATAGTTATTCCGCTGCCTGAATATCCATTTACCCGCCGCGGCTGGCTCGTAATTCCCACAATGGCCACCGCGTCAGACAAGTCATGCCGGCGCCGCTCAGCTTGGTTCTGGATCCCTCCGGAGGACCACCAGGCATCCATACAGCTGTCCAAAAATACCACCAGACATTCGTCGCCGGCAGTCACTGGTAAGGTAATACAAAAGCCGCCCGCCCGTGGGAAAACTACAGGGACATCAAGTAGGAGCGGGATTTCAACATCTTCAACTATACCGGTTAGCTTATTCCGGATTCCCTCCCGGATGGCCGGCTTAACCGTCGCTGTTTGACTGGCCGGGTCGAAGCTATTGATAATTCCAACAGTGGCCACGCGGATACCGGCCGCTATTTTGTCTGCAAGTATCCGTTCCTTTTCAAGCGGGCTATTTATGCGTTCCTGAAGCGTGAATCCCATGGTATCACCGCCTTAAAAAACATAGTTTTCGGCGCCGGCACTCATACTTGGTATGTAACCAGGCTGTGCCACGCATTCAATTTCAGTGTACCAATCATCCCCGCGAGTGTCTCCGGTATGCGTAAGCTTAACCACCTTATAGACACCGCCACCAGGAAGCGGTATAGCCTGTTTGGCTTCTTTTCCGGTTTGCACTTGGGCGCCAGTTATAAACTGATTTGATACATGTACCAGGGTATTAATGTTAATTCGCGGGTTTAGCAGCGACTTAGCCGATATGCCATCCTCGTTTTGTGTTACCTCGCCAATTAAACCAGAACCTGGGTTCAGCTCAATAACTTGCCCTGCCGGCAAGTCTGATGCCTTGACGAAATTAACTTGGTTGTCATTAAGATAAAGGATTGTATTTTGACTCTTAGCTAGCTGCCTAAGGTAATCTTGAGGCTGCCCAAACATTACCTTGCCCCGGCTTAATTTTGCGGTTGTCAGCCCTTCGCTTATAGCGCCCCTGTCTATGGCGTTACCGGATTCAGCTATGCAAGCCTTGATTATAGACGCGGCATCCTGACCGCGGGCAAGTGAAGTATTTACAAACGTTTGGTTAGCAAACTGGTCCCCATCCAGGGATATAAGCGTCAGTTTGTATGTGGTGCCGTCCTCCTTGCTTCGGAGTGGCTGAATTACCCGACCGGTGTAGATAAGTCCATACTGGTCGCCTTCGTAGCCGGCTTCCACGAAAATGCGGTGATTACTTTGTACCATTGTATTTTCGGTCGTAGCGGCAAGGTTATAAATGGACACTTGGCTCTGGTTTGGTTCAGTGTCCATAGATTTCACTATACTGAAGGTGCACCTCAATTGCGACACATCCAGCGCATTACCGTTATTTGCCGCCACTATTACCCGGTACCGTCTTCCGTATAACGTCTGATTGGTCAGTATCGTCAATGTTACCACTCCACAATAAAAGAAAATCCGCGCCCAGATTTGTGTCATTGGGTGCTACATCTCGGTCCTCATCATTAACCGGCACTATAAACGCGCTGCCAATTTGCAAGTATTCGTGCTGCTCCAGAATATTATCTGCTGGATACCGGCCCGGCAGCAGTGGTATGGAATCCAGCAGCACAGTATTGGCCACATCGTCAGTAATTGACATCCACCAGTAATCGGCTACAGTGTTATAACGCAGGTTAAAACGCAGCCGAATATTAGCTGCATCAACTGGCACCACACAAGTAAATGTTTGGTCCGGGGATGCGGTAAGTGGCACCTCGAATACATTATCCGGTGTTATCACTATGCCACCCCCATAAACCGGTCGGCCATTTGGCGCAGAACACTTTTATTCACTGGCGTAACGTTAACCTGCCCCTTGGCCGTGCTATTGGTTTTTTGCGGCGCTTTACTGGTCTTCGGTTTAGCAGCAGCACCAACCTGTACCGTTTGTACTGTAGCCACTATGATTTCCCGAAAGCTTACGGTAACCCGCAGGCCATATAGTGTCATATAGTCATCGGGCGCCGATATTGTTTCGGCAAGCATGTTTTGGTACAGGCCCAATCGTGTCAGTATCTGACATGGTATGCGCTGGGACTGCAGTTGCCGTAGTACCTCAAACGCCGACACCGAACGGCTCCAGCCTTGGCTAAACTGGCCACCAATATATGACTCAGCCGCGTCGGACATACCAATTTCCATAGTCAGTGTACGCGGCTCCAGGTATGCATGGTCTGTGATAGATGCGCCGGTCTGGACCGGATGTTCGGTTATTTTCAATGTGCTGCTATGGTCCAGCTTTAGGAAGGCGTCAAAAAACCATCCGCCGATGTTGGTTTTTACATAAACCTTGTCTTTCAGTTCAGATTGGGTTATGTCTAAAATTGGGTTAATCACACAACCACCCCCTGCAGGGAGCGAATGAGCATTGCATTGCTGGTATCATTAACTGCCCTGGCTGTTGCATTGGGGTCAGAACCGCCATAAATATTATTGTTGTTCTGGTTGTGCACAGTGATATTTTTGTTAGTGTTGTTTGTTACGCCGCCGCCAAGCGGCCGGCTCATTGCCGCATAATTATCGCGCATCTTGTTCAGCATCCCAAATGCTTGGCCGAACCCGGATTTAATTGCTGCGCTTATATCAGTATTACCGTTAGCCTGCTTTACCGCCCCAAATGCCTGACTAAGCACCGCGGCGGCACGCTTAGGCTTGCTAAGTGGTACCACGGCTTCAGGGCCATCCTCGGCAATGTTTGCAGCATGCGGTTTGTAAAATACTCCGCCGGCCGCGTGCTTCGGCTTCGGATTGTCACCGCCGCCACCCTGCTCTGATTCACCGCCACCAAGGATTTTGCCAAAGAAATTCTTTACGCCTTCAGCGCCATTTTTAACCCAGTTGATCAAGTCCTTTACCTTGTCAATAACGTTTTGGATAAAGGCAGCGGCACCTGGGAATGTCTCTTTAAATGCGGCCCATAGTTTACCCAGGAACTCCCGAACAGTATCCCAGTTTTTGTATAATGCAACACCTATGGCAATTAATCCAGCTATAGCGGCAATAACCAGGCCAATGGGATTGGCAGATAGAGCGGCATTAAATAGCCACTGCGCTGCTGTAACCACTTTTGCCATAGCGCTTGCAGCAAACATAGCACCTTTTAACGCCAGTGTTTTTACCTTCGCCAAACCTTGCGCGGCAGCCATAGCTAGCGTACCCGAACGCAAAAGCTTCATAACGTTCTGCCCTGCGAGCATTGTCAAGTTTAAAGCTAGCTGAGCGCCTTTGGCCAGCAATAGAATACCCCGCCAGGCAGTCGTTGCTACATTTAAGGCTATTTGTTTAACTTTCGATAACTGTAAAATGCCATTCCACACAACCATTGCTGCATTATGCGCCAGTTGCGCACCCTTTGCCAGCAGCAGGCTTAGCCGCCAGGCTGCCAAAAATGACAGTAGCAATTTAAGTCCCGCCCCAATTTGCTTTTGATACTTAATTAATGTACTCCACACCGGCCCCAGCAGCGAATCGCCGCCGTCCAGATAGGTGTAGAAGTCGTCCAGCAATAGCAAAATACCGCTTATAATCGCGATAATTATGCCAAGCGGCCCAGACTTTAGCAGGATCCCAAGTGCGGCAGCGCCCGCGGCAATCAGTCTGAAATTTTTTGGAATCATGTTAAACAGCCGGCTGAGGAAGTTGAAAAAATTCATTCCAGCTCGCACCAGCGTCGCGAACAGCCGCAGCACCATGCTGATTGCCTGCGCTATCGGTTTCGCCCAAGTTGCCATACCTTTGCCAGCAGCGTCGCCAAAGCTTTTCATGCTGTTGCGAAGCTGACTGAGCGGCCCATTGACATACTTGGTCAAATAAAACGCTATCCACTGCAAGGCATAAACAGCAATTTGCTTAAGCCTCGTGAACTCAAACTGAACACCTTGAATTTCTTTGAACGCGTCTTTGAAATTAGTTGGCAGTGCAAATGACTTGGCTTCCTCCTTGAGCGCTTTAAACTGCCTCAGAAGTTCCGGGTCCTTGCTTACCTCGTCCATGGTCTTGCCCATAGCAGCAAGTGCATTGTCCGTCGCTACTGTTTTCATGTTAACCTGCGACATGATTAAAAGCAGCTTAGCTGATGCTATGGCAGTAACACCAAGCGCAACGCCGACCATGATACTGCCTTTGGCAATATTGGCGACACCGAACTTGGTCCGGCTCTCCAACTTGCGGATACGTTCATCTGCCATACGGAAGGACGGTTCGTTGACGGCTACGCCCAGCGAAACCAGCATTGACTTAATTACTTCGCCCATTGGCATTTACATCATCCCGTCCTTTCCGCCGCTTCCCGTGCGCGTTCTTCGTTTTCTGACTGCACTGTCATGGCTTCAATGATATCAAACAGGTCGTCGGCCGTATATCGACCGGCAAGCACGTCTGCATGACTCCAATGGCCGGCCAGGATAGGAGTAAACAGCATTTCATCAATGTTTACTGGCCGGGCTGAAATGAAGTTAATCCCCCGGGGAGTGAACCCAAGGGGTTCCCGGCGAAAAAAGCGCTCAGCCCAAAGCTAACCGTTTCCACCACCAGGCGAACCATAAGTACTAAATCATATTCCACTTCCGGAACGCCCCAGCTGCCATTGTCATTAATGACCGGAGCGTCTCCAGCTGGCATGGTCTTAAAGCAGCTCCGCAGGCTGAGCTTAACTAACCGGTCTATATCCTCGTCTGTAATCTTATCCAAGGCGCTGGCAATGCTATCAAAATCCAGCTTGTCAAAAATGTCTTCTACATTGGTAAGACTCATAACATCAGTAATGCCAGGCATATCAAGTACCGGCAGTATTTTAGTCATGACCAGCCTGGCCACCTTAAGCGCTGTTACTGCATCCAGCTTTTTAATCCGGTACTGCTCGCCATCTATATCAAGCGCTTTCCACAACTCAGCAGACATATACTACCTCCTAAACCTGTTCAATGTTGGCGGCCATCAATGTCCACGTAATTTGCTGGCCCTGCGCCTGATATGGCGTGTCTCCGGCTTTCTGCGGACATACCCCGGTGCAGTTGGTAGTCAAGCCGCCTCCTGAGTCTCTTATCACCATTGTCGCGGCCGTCCACTGATTGGTTGGCGCAATTCGGATATAGTTATACCACTTAAGCAGCCAGGAGTGTAAGCTGCTGGTTTGCTGCACGGACAGCGCAATGGTGCCATTATTGGCCTTGATTTTACTTGTCATGACTGAACCGTCTGACGCCACATCTTGTGCAGATACGTCGGTAGCATAGGCTACCGTTGCGGTGCCAATACCCTCACCCTGAAAGCTGTATTGGCCAACGCTGGGATGGTTGATTACAAACGAAATATCTGAAAAACTATAAGTTGAATTCAAGCCTTACCCCTCCCTTACCGATTTACCGGGATAGAGATTATTACATGCTCAATAGCCCCGGCCAGCTTAATGGGGCAGTATATGCCTGGCGCTTTTCTGGCGTCCCGGTCAAACTGAGACTGCCCTGCAATGCTGTCTGTCAGTATGGTATAGCCATTGGGAAGCGCATCGCCAGTATTTAATGATAGAATCTGCGGCCCCAGCCACACACCCGGCGCCACAAAGCCAATTCTGCGCGCCCGCTCAAACTCCGGAGTGATGGCCGCAATGATGGAGGATACCCCATCCTCTGTTTGTGGCACCTTAGGCCTGGATTTAAGCTGATCCATTACGCTCATTTGAACATTATTGGCCAGCTGGTCCAGGTTGATTTTTTCGTCGAAATAAGCGCCATTGGCCTGGGTACCTTGCTGATATACGTAATAGGTATTGCCGCGGGCGACGTAGATGTTTCCGTTTAAGCCTAATATAGTCTGCACCAAAGATTCCGCCGCCGACTCCGGCAGCACCCCGGGCAGGGTTATATATGCCAGGGTATATGCGCTATTAGCCAGTTGCGTATTGGCGCCCATGGCATAGCCCATTACAGACGCCACTGCATTGGACGTCGTAGTCGAATACATTCCATGGCTGGCAAAGTAATTATTATCCTTTAGCTGCTGCAATACCGGCTGGTCTTGGGTAGTGTAGAAATAGGACACTGCCGGTTCCGCCGACTCGGCCCAAGCAGCAAGCGCTGTTATTGTCGCGGCGTTTGCATCACACCATACAAATGCATACCAATTGGGATCCTTTTGCAGGCAGTCAGTCATAACCGCCACAGGATCTTCCGTATCTCCTGCGACACCAACGTAAATGGTTCCCGGCGCTGGCGACTGGCTGAAGTATAACCGTGCCGCTAAATATTCGCTTGAACTGGTTGTAAAACCATCCGACAACATGCCGGCCAAATCGGTATACAACCTTAACCGCTCGGACGTTGGTATAACCGTGCTTTCGCCGATAATCAGACCAATATTGTACCCCGGCCGCATTGCCGCCTTGGGGTTTAGTGTGTAGGTAACCGATACAATCCCATCAAGGGACAGGGACATGGATTACCTCCTCCTTCCCGTCTTCCTGTTTGATTGTAATATCCGCGCTTTCGATAAACGGAACAGTCGTTTGCTGGCTTATAAACTGGTTAAACCTGATTATCAGGTCGCTGCGCTCCCACCACTGCCCCTGGAACAGTTCCGGCGCCCGTATGGGTTCAGGAATGTCCGGCACCGGGAACACGTCGCCCTGGGCCAGCTTATACTTCCATTCCGGCAGTAGAATCTTATAACGGACATCTGCTGCCCGGTCAAAACTGTTCGGCCCGTAAAAAATATAGTACACCTGTAGAACCCTGGTGTACTGGTCTGTTCGCGTAAGATTTAATATGTTGTCACTGTAAGACACGTCCCGCTGCCGGTTATATGGGTCATCAGCTGCCGATATTCGCAAGAAGCAGATATCATCGTCTATGTTCCAGTCCGGCTGGCCGCCTTTGGGCCAGGATATGCGCACCTTGTCCGGGTCGGCTATCATGTCATATCCCAGCATGGCGAACGTTACGTCTTTAAGCAAATCTTTAAGGCCAACCATGCCCAGGCTCATATTCTTACCCCTGTCGCTCGGCACCAGCCATTCCATTGCTTTACTTGGAGTATCTTGTACCGATTCCCCTGGTATTCCGCTTCGTCGGATGTACCGGTGTCGCCAGTGGTGTATATCGTTGCCCGGCTCAAGAAGTTCATGATGCCCTTCTTGCGGTCGGCTTCCGGAATGAGCTCCAGGTCTTCCGAGGTAGGAGGCTGAACCGGCCCATAGAAAGGTATTGATTGCTCTGTTTGTTCCCATTCACCAGCTACCCATCTACCAGATTTGCGCCAAACTGTGTAGCTGGTTGCAAAGTCAGGATCGTCCATGAGCTCCGAAACGTCAATCATGGCCCCGCCTCCTTAGCTCGTAGGTGATGCTGTTTCGTAGTGCGCCGGTGTCAATCAAGGGATTAGATGTGCCAACGCCTTTTTGCCGCTTATTTTTCATTTTGATAGTTTTTGGGTTTAGCGCCGGCCAGCCATTAGCCGGATTGTAAAACCAGTCTTTGACTATATCAGCCGCTTCCATGCCAGTCTTTGCAAGCTTGGCCTTTGCCGCTGCACCTTGATGTTCTAACGCCAGCTGTGTCGCCTTCTCCAGCATACTGCCCAGGTATACTTTTTCACGGTCCAGTGCCGGCTCCAGGAACGGCCGCGGAGGAATACCGAACATAGGAGAGCCGTTGGCATGGATATAAGCCTGAAACGCCTTCGAATACGGGTGCCCTTTATCCATGTCCTTTTGCATCTCTTTGCGCATCTGATGCCGGCGGGCGCCGTGAGTATGGATATAACCCAGTTCAGCGTTATTGATTTCGTCACCCTTGCGGGATGACGTTTTCATCGGGATGCCCACCATAACCTCGGTTGCGGCAAACTCCTTCAGCTCGGCCAGCACACCTTCTAAGCCTTTACCGGCCGTTTCAAGCTTGGCCCATAACGTACGCCCGGCGCCTTTGGCTGCTGGATTTACATACATGCCATCACCTCACATACATACCGCCCATGCCCACGATTCGGCCCAGGGTGGCAAACTGAATACCGTATGCCGTCAGTTTCCACCCAGCCCAGCCGTTCAGGTCTTGCAGAGCAGTACTAAAGTCATAGCTCACAGATACCTGGTCCACTGACTTCGATGCCTGCAAGCCTTTTGACATGCCGGCATTGATTACGCCGGCTGCAGTGCCCGTTGGATTCTGCGACCACTGCAAATATAAGGTGCACCAGTGAGCAATAAACAGAGTCATGCCTTGCTGCCACCAGTCCAGCCAACGGCCGACATTTACCGAAGCATGGGCAAGCTTGACATACATGTCCAGCGTTTCCGCGGGGATGAAACCCAGAAACTGCGGAAACGCTGCTAAAAAATCATCACCCGAATACGGCGGATTGTCCGTACTCGGGACCATATTCGACGCGGCGCCGATAACGCCGTTTATACTATACGGATACATTTACTTAGCCTTCTTTGTGCTTGCTGTAGCGGCCGGCTCCGGTTCGCGTTCGCCGCTGCCGGTGTCCTCTGTTTGGTCGTTAAGCATAGCTTCCCACTGCTCAAGCATGGCTTGCTTCTTGGCCAAATCGGCTACCTTGCGGGCCAGTTCCTTTTCCTTGTTGGTTATATCGTTTTCAATATTCCTTACATCTTGATTGCCGCTAATAACCTCTAAGTCGCCGTCTTCTTGCGCAATGGCAAATAGCGGCAATCGCGCTACCCAGTCCGGTACTTCGCAAAAACCAAATGGTACCGTCGTTACCATCTCTTCTGTTTCCGGGTTCACGAAACCGAAGGTCTTCTTTGCAAATACTCGCATATTTACCTCCTATATTCCATCGGTATAGAGCGCCGGCTGATAGTACAGAAATACAACTTGACCAATTTGCGCCACGTAGGCGGATAGGTAGGCCATCTGCTCAACGGACGGTTGGGTCATAACCCTATTGATTGTCACCGTAATGTCAAACCGTACCCGGTCCTCGGCGTTTGCATATACCATCATTCTGTCCAATCCGCCCGCGCCGGCGCCCGTGCACCAGCGGGAAGGAAAAATCATCACGTCAACGCCCTGGTTCCGGCCAATATTGTTATCAAGCAGATACTGCAGCACAGAAATATTACCGGCGTCAGATACCTTCTGACTTACCAGCCAAGCGTATTGGATGGGCGGCACCAGCACATGGTTGGGCATGCCGCTCAAGTCATACTCCGAATTGCTCCACGCGGTGGTCAGCGCAATATTAATATCATGCAATACTTCGTCTGGTGTTTTGGTTGACCATGGACGCGATCCCGCAGCGCCGTTTGCGGCTAAAGTGGTAATCACGTTGATGTCGTTAAGCAGGCCCGTCATGCCATGCCGGCCAAAGCCCAAATAAGTGTTTATGTCCAGCGTTTTCTGGTAGTTGAGCCGGATGCCGCTATCCATGATGTTTTCCAAGTTCCGGCCAATTTCATTCAACTTCTGTTGGTCCACATATGGAACCTTAAGGATGTTGGCCCAAGTAAATACCTTGTATTTATCCTTACTCACGTCGGCCTGGGCAATGGGGATATCAGTGGTTTGACCGCCGATAATGCCATCCGCGTTGCCGCCGGTAGTACCGTAATCCACATGATAGGCGCTGGTATACTCAACCCAGCCGCCGCCGGTACGGGACGTAATGTCGCGCTGCCAGGTGACCGAAGTCAGCGGCTCGTGCAACGTCGGGTCAATTTTCTCCAGCTCCGCGTTAAGAAATGCCATACCGGACGCGGTAGACGCGTCCATGGTTGGCGTAAAAAAGGCGCCCCCCAGGGAGCGCATGCCGTCAAGTGTTTGGATGTTCTTTGGCGTATAAACGCTTAATGCCATTGTTATGCCCTCCCGTTACTTCCGTGTTAACACGGTGATTTCTACAGTGTTGTTTGCATCGACCTGCCCAGACGTAAAGCGCACATTCGGAAGTGCTACGTCCGTAGCTGTGGCAGTGATGGCCCGGGTTGTCGCATTGAAATACACCTGGCCGCCGGCCGTGGGTGT